ACGTTGTATTAATGATGGACTGGGTCAAGACAGCTAGGCTATTAGAGACAATAGACCATGATGATTCATGGGTGGACAAGGCTGGGTACACGGCCCTAGGTGCAGAATTTTCTGAGAAGAACAGGCCGACCACAGAGGTTGGTAGCTGGAAGGATGTAGAATGACCCAAGGAACTCTGTTCACTAGCAACCAAGACAAAGACTACCAGATCCGCGCAGAGATGGAGCTTGTTGACACTGATTGGAATATCCCTACCGAGTTCCCTGATCTATCAGGCTACAGCCAGATCGCCGTAGACCTTGAGACTAAGGACCCCAACATCAAAACACAGGGCCCAGGCTGGGCTAGGAAAGATGGGCACATCATTGGCATTGCTGTAGCAGCCGGTGACTTCAAAGGATACTTCCCACTACGCCACCAGAACGGCCACAACCTAGACCCCACCATGACAATGCGTTGGCTCAAGGCTCAGATGTCTACGCCTGACATTGATAAGATCATGCACAATGCAACCTATGATGCTGGCTGGATGAGGGCCGAGGGCGTTGAGGTGCAGGGGCGCATCATCGATACTATGATTACTGGCGCGTTGGTTAATGAGAACCGCTGGTCCTTTGGCCTTGATGCTATGGCACGGGACTATGTGGGTATACGCAAGGACGAGAAGCTTCTGAAGGCCGCGGCTCAAGAGTGGGGCATCGATCCCAAGGCAGAGATGTGGCAGTTACCCCCGAAGTATGTGGGCGCCTATGCTGAACAGGATGCTGTAGCCACGTTGAAGCTATGGGAAGCATTGAAGATCCAGCTAGAGAAGCAGGACCTGTGGGCTATCTGGGAACTAGAGACAGGTTTAATCCCCTGTCTGTTGGACATGAGAACCAACGGTGTGCGTGTAGACCTGGAGAAGGCTGACCGTAACAAGAAGCTGATCCAGAAGCGGTCGTCTGAGTTGCGTCAAGAGATAAAGAAAAGCGCCGGTGTGGACGTAGACATATGGGCCAGTGCCTCAGTAGCTAAGATGTTTGACAAGCTGGGGCTAGAGTATCCAAGGACCGAGGCTGGTGCAGCGTCGTTCACTAAGGCGTACCTCAACTCCCACCCACATGAAGCCTGTCAGTCGTTGGTTAAACTGCGCGAGTTCGACAAGGCAGACAGCACATTCATTGACAGCATACTGAAGCATGAACACAACGGCCGCATACATACAGAGCTACACTCTACCCGCAGGGATGAGGGCGGTACGGTCACTGGTAGATTTTCGTCAAGCAACCCCAACCTTCAGCAGATTCCGGCGCGGGACAAGGAGATCAAGAAGTTAATCCGCGGGTTGTTTATACCAGAAGAGGGAACCAAGTGGGGATCCTTTGACTACTCAAGCCAAGAGCCGAGGTTACTGGTACACTTTGCGGCATCGATGCCACCCAACATGCAGGATCCTGTGCTTCAGACCATCGTTGAAGAGTTTAATACTGGCGATGTAGACCTGCACCAGATCGTAGCGGACTTGGCAGGGATCACTCGCAAGCAAGCGAAGACCGTGAACCTAGGGATCATGTACGGCATGGGCGTAGCTAAACTAGCGAACCAGATGGCGATCACAGCGGACGAGGCCAAGACAATCATCCGAGATCACCGCGAGAAGGTCCCGTTTGTTAAGCAGTTGGCTGACATCGCAAGCAAGAGGGCCGGCAAGAACGGGCAGATACGCACCCTGCTAGGGCGCCTGTGTCGCTTCGATATGTGGGAGCCATCAACGTTCGGATACAACAAACCTTTGCCCATAGAGGAAGCAGAGGAAGTGTACGGGGGCATGGGTCAACTCCGTCGCGCCTTTACATACAAGGCACTTAACCGTTTGATCCAAGGTTCAGCGGCCGACCAAACAAAGAAGGCGATGCTTGATTGTTATAACGCTGGTCTTACTCCTATGCTCACGGTCCATGATGAGCTATGCTTCAACGTAGAAAGTGACGAACAGGCAGCACAGATCAAAGAGATCATGGAAACTGGTGTGCCTCTCAAGGTTCCTTCTAAGATAGACCAAGAACTCAAAGATAATTGGGGAGAGATAGAATGAAGATGAAGAAGTTTAAAAGCCTAGGCGTAGATCAGATGCACCCCATGCAGCTTGCCGCCCTTATGAATCTGGTTAACACATCTCTGCGACTAGCCAGCATGATCGACGAAGACATTCTAGAGGAGGTAGAGGCCGAGGCCAATGACCTCGTCCAATTGTTTGGCGGCGTGGGCGTTAAGGTAGAGGTGTCTGAGTTTTAATTAAGACCTAACCGCCTAGCGATCTCCTGAGTGTTGGGGTCACCGCCTGTTAGTGCTGGAGACAACCCTGGGGGCAGAGGATTTTGAAAGACGGGTGGCGTTGCTTGTGTTGAAGGAGACAACCCAGGGGGAGGAGTTAAAGATAAACCCGTTGGTGGCGTTAGAGATAAACCTGCGGGTGGCGTAGATGTATTGGGCGTTGGACGTGGACGTATTGTGCTTGGATCATCCGGAGCCAACGGCAGTCGTCTCATAACTTGACGAAGCTGGTTGATTTGTTCCCGAGGATAGAACTCATCGATGCCAGCCTTACGCATGTCTTTTCTATTTTTTGCTGAGACTTTAAAAGGTTCAAACTCACCGCGCATAATACCTTTGGTGCCGCCGATACCCTCTTGTTTAAGCACCTTGCGGATTTCTGAGTCAGTCATCCCCATAGTTCTAAGGTCTTCTATCATCTGATAATATTCTTTATCCACACGGTACTTAGCCTCGTTGGCTTTGCGGAAACCATTGAACAAAGTTCCAGCGTCACCGTTCTCGTCATCAACAACTTTGTTGAACATACTTTTAGCATCAGTCTGCGAACGCTGCATACGGAAGCCGCCGTACTCCAGACCCTTCTTAGGGTCGAACTCCAATACACTGACACCAGACATGGCCCGTGCCATCTCTCCGATAAACGTGCGCTCACGACCCATCTTATCTTTGTATTTAACCAATGATTCCCCAGGCATAACGCCTCTCAGGAAACGACTTGGTTCTGGCACACCCCCAGAAATATTAACAGGTACAATGCCAGGTACTACAGTGTCCACCACATGCATTATAGCTTTAAACCCAATGGTTCCAGCATCGTCAACTGGGTTCCATACCTTTGAACCAGTAGCTGTTTTACCTCCACGCAGAAATACATCTGTAACAGCTTCAGTTAACATCGCCTCAGATAAAAACGGTTGGAAGAACTCTGTAACTGTGTTGCCGATAACGCCGGTAAAGGTTTCACTTGGACTTTTACCTTGTTTAATTGCTTCATCCGCTTCATTTAAAGCTCTGGTAGCAAACCTAGAAACCACGTCGTATGGATTAGATGTACTGTAATTAATGTATCGAATTGTACCATCTTCGTTTCTACCAATTGGAACTAGGACAGCGCCTTTCTCCCATGGTGCAGCAAACGACCGTTGGTATGCAGCCATCTCTTCTTTACTTATACCCGTTGCAGCAGACATAGCAGTTGTCACCGCCGCTGGAGCAACAACTGTTGTGCCTACAAAGCCTGTTAAACGACCTCGGCCCCGTGCTTGTACTGCGGGGATCTCCGACCCCATGTCATCAAGACCCTGCTTAACAATGTTAAAACTTGTGCGAAACATTTCCGCAGGAAAGGTAATAAAGTTACCAACAGGGAGTTTACGTCCAAGCTTAATAGCGTCTGACGCACCCTTGTTGTAGTTTGGAACAGTGTCCCTAACAATCTGAGCGGCGCGGTCCTTAACAAGTTCATCGATCATATCCTGATCAATCTCTCCACGTTTAATCTTTTCGTTTCTTGCTACCGTATCGCCAACACTTCCTTGCCTGCCAGGGTCTGAACCATTCTTTGTAAGGTACGCAACTTGTTCTTCGGGTGTTGCTTCTTTCAACATGTGACGTATCTGTGATTGCTCGGCGTTATAGTTAAAGTATTTCCAAAAGTCATCTGACCCTTGGTAAACATCTTCCATAAACTTGGCGCCACCAGCGATCTTACTCTTAGCAATAGACTCCCCAAAGGTAGCTTCAACAAAGTTAGTCGGAGCTTTACCGTCAAGGTCAAGACCCTTACTTAATGTGTCTTGAATCTCTCTTAACTCAGCGTTAGTCCCCATGACTCCGCGGTCAAAGGCATCTTCTATATCAAGAAATACCGCCTTCTCTCCTTTGTTAGTAACATTTGCATGAACAGTTTTCCAAGCGTCTCTCAGACCATTCTTAGAACCTCGTCCAATAAGTGGCATGTTACCATTAGCCGTGGCGAACAACGCTGCTGTTGTAAAGTTA